TTATATAGGTTACAGCAGGTTACACCTTTTTTTTAGGGCGGTGTACCCCGTAACTCGTTGATTATCAATGCTTTCAGAGCAGGTTACACCTTTTTCTAAAAATAGAGTAAAAAGTCTAGGTTTTTTTTTAATATTATATGGAGTAGTAAAAAAAAAAAATACGAAGGAAAAAGTTTGAAAAGTGGTGTAGTCGGTGTAACCTGTGTGCCGAACATACCCAATTACTCCCCATTGTTCCCTACCTTTGCCCCATGACAGAACACCAAATACAAGCGCAAATAGTAGCTTACTTCAACGCTAATTACCCCAAACATAGAAAATGCCTATTCCACGTTCAACAAAAAGCATCCAACGCACTAGAAGGGGCAAGATTCAAAACCTTAGGAGTTGTTGCAGGAGTTAGCGATTTAATCCTACTTGCACCTAACGGGACTACATACTTTATCGAACTTAAAGACCAAACAGGGAAACAATCCGACCACCAAAAAGCATTCCAACAACAAGCTACATCACTTGGGCATAAATACCTAATTATTCGCTCATTACAGGAGTTTATATACCTTGTGTCTACCTTGCCCTATTGATGCCCTTAAATCGCCTCTTATTGCCCTTTATACCCTATCTTTGTATTCGTTAAAATCACTGAATAACGTCCAAAGAAGCAAATATGGCTGAAATTTCAGAAAATACCCCCCAAAATACCCCTAAAAGCCCCGAAAACGTGTACATTGAGACGAAAAACGGGCATAAAGTTCATATAAATACAATGAACAACCTTAAGCCCTTCCCGAAGGGTGTGAGCGGGAACGCTGCGGGTAAACCTGTGGGGGTTAAGTCCGATAAACGGAAGCAATGGGAAGCATTGCACGAATCAATCGCAGGTAGGCATACTGAACGCTTTAATCGGGTACTCGCTACCCTCGATGACGAAAAGTTTATGGACAACTACCTACGGATATTGGAATACTTTAAGCCCCGCCTACAACGTGCAGAGAATATTAATATGAATACACAGTTAGATAGGGTTGTATTGGTGGCTAGTCCTGACGATATACCAACACTGCCCGATAACTTCGACGAGGACCAAGAGCAGGACCAAGAGGTCTACGATATTACACCCGATGAGGGGCAAAGCGAGGGGGATACTCCCGAATAGTACCCGATAAGGTACACTAAAACACTTTTTTACCTCTTAGGTGGGGTAGGGTAGGGGACTTTGTTAATGCCGTTAACAAAAAAAGGAGGCTAAAGCAAGGCCAATTGTTAGGGCAAAACATATAAGTAAAATTTCTATTTTACATAATAAATGTTCTAGGAAAGAATTGGTGAACATATGTTAACCGATTACCCACCCCCAACCCGAACGGCTACCCACCCCCACCCACTAGTCAAACGGCAAAATTCAGCGGGGCATCGCCTCTACCCTCCCCATAAATTTTTTCAATTTTCGACTTTTGGCGAAGCGAGGGGGGAAGCGGTGCGAAGCGGTGGCGCTTAAGTGCGTAGTAGGTATTAACTTTGCGATTATGGCAAATTGGATTTTATACACAAGCGGATTGGCTAAGTGGAATACTACATGGCGAGGCGTTGAAATAGTTTTGCGGTATGTAAAGGAGGGGGTGTAGCATGGCTGAACTATTTGAACGCAAACCTAACCCGTTGTTTTTTGCTAATTTAACGGCTAGTGAAAAGATAGTAGTTAATCAAGGGGGAACATTTAGCTCAAAAAGTTATAGCATTATGCAAGTCCTAACCGCTTTGGCTTGTTCCGAAATCGGGCGTGTTATTGTTGTTGCGGGTGCGACTATTCCGAAGTTGAAAGACGATGTTATGAAGATTATGGCGGAGATTGTCGGCGAAAATCCGAACGTGAAGCGGTTTGTTAAGAATTTCAACATACAGGACAGGCGGTATGAGTTTACCACCCGTTCGACAATTGAGTTTAAGAGTTACGAAGATGCCGAAGATGCGAAGGGGGGAAAGTTTGACTATTTGTACATATCGGAGGCAACCCGTTTCGAGTATGCCACTTGTGAAATTTTGATACGGAACGCAAAGTACAAAGTATTTATTGACTACAACCCGACTGCCCGTTTTTGGGTTCACGATATTTTAATGGTGAAAAAGAAGCAGTATCCATCGGTAAGGCTAATTCGTAGTTGGCACGAACATAACTTGTATTTAAGCGAGGAGAAGCACAGGGAGATTGAAAGTATTGAAGACCCCGATATGTACAAGGTATATGCGAGGGGGCTAACGGGCAAACTTTCGGGGCTTGTGTTCCGTTGGAGTAGTGTTGAAGCGATGCCCGTTGAGGGTGTTAGCGAAGTTATTTGGGGTTTGGACTTTGGATATACGCAAGACCCGACGGCATTAACTAAAGTAGCGTGTATGAAAGACGGGCGGTATATTGTGCAAGAGATAACGTATCAAGCGGGTATAGCGATGGAGGATTTGTATGAAATTGCCCGTAGGTTTGGTTATTACCACGATGAGCCGATTTATTGCGACCATGACAAGGAACAAATTAGGCAGTTACGTAGGTTGGGAGCGTTGGCGTTACCTGCGGAAAAGGGCGAAATATTAAACGGCTTGTTGTACTTGAAGCAACAAGATATAAGGTACACGGCCGATAGTCGCAATATGGCGAATGAGTTGATGCGGTACAAGTTTTTAGAGGTTAACGGCATGGCAACGAATAAGCCGATAGATGCGTGGAATCACTGCTTTGTTGGGAGTACTCTAATAATGACCGATAAAGGCGAAGTGCCTATTAGAGATATATTAGAGGGGGATATGGTTTTAACTTCAAAAGGCTATAAAAAAGTACTTTTGAAACATGATAACGGATTGCAACAAGTGCATAAGTTTTCGATGCAATTCGATACGCATAACGTAATTTTGTGTTGTACTAAAAATCATAAAGTTAAAACCGATAAACAATGGCTACAAATCCAATCATTGAAAAAACAAATAAAACTTTACCATGTCAAATCTTCAATGGACACAAATACTATTTGTACAATGGGGAAAGATATTTTAGTAGAGGGCGTTCAAGATTGCATCGAAAAGTTTGGGAGTTTCACAATGGTAAAATACCTAATGGCTACCATATACACCATGTTGACAATAATCCCGAAAATAATTCTATCGAAAATCTTAACTTGGTTCGTGGAACTTTGCATATGCGTTTTTCCTCAAAGAAAAAAATTAAAGAGAATAGAGAATGGTTTAAAGATTTTCATGCTAAAGGAATTGAAGCGGCTAAAGTTTGGCATAAGTCGGAAGAAGGTAAAGTATGGCATAAGGAACATGGTAAAAAATGTTGGATTAATCGAACATACACAAAGAACGTTTGCCAACAATGCGGGAAGGAATTTGAAACAAGGCACAAAGGAATATCAAAATTTTGCCATGCAAACTGCAAGGCTAAAGCACTTCGAGCAAGGTATAAGTTGGCAGGAAAGAGTTTACGACCTAACAATAGAAAGTGAACATGAATATTTTGCTAATGGAATATTAGTTCATAATTGCTTAGATAGTGCGAGGTATGCGATATTTTCGCATAGGAATAGGAAAAAAGGAGTAGCCGAGTAGTATTGTTAATAACTTCTCGTTAACAACCGCAAAAAATCGTACCTTTGCCTTAATGGGCGTAATAGACCGATTGAAAAACTTTGTTTGGAACACGGGCGGGGTTGGGATTAAAACCCCCACTACGTCGGGGATTCAGTTTTTTGAGTCTGCGGGTGGACAAATATTGTGGGAACGCATGGAAAGCCCTGCGGTTATTGCTGAATGGATTTTAAAATGTCCGCCACTAGCGTATATTTTGAACCGAAAGGCAATGGCATTTGTGAACGGGCATACGGAGGTATTGAACGCTACAACGGGCAACGATGTACGGGGCAAGGATAAGGAGTGGGCGAAGTTATTAGCCAACCCAAACCCGTTGCAAACCGATAGACAATTTCGGGTAGAGTTATATACCTATATACAAGCGTTCGGTTATTGCCCCGTGTTGATTGACCAACCCGCAGGATTTACGGATTTTTCACGGGTACAAAACATTTGGGTATTACCGCCTAACTTTTGTACGATTCAGTTTAAAAATGACGTTAAAAATCCTTTCCGTGCAAAGAATTGGCACGACTTGATTGATTACATCGACTTTACATACGGAGGATTTACAACCCGCTTAGATAAGTCGCAAATTTACTTTTTTACGGATATTACTACGAACATGGATTCGATGCAGTTCCCTGATAGTAAATTAATTCCATTGCAATATCCAATCAACAACTTGATTAAATCCTACGAAGCACGGGGCGTAATTGCTGACCGACGTGGGGCGGTTGGGTTGTTAAGTAACGAACGTTCGGACAGTATTTCGACGCTTCCAATGTCGAACAAAGAAATCGAAGATACACAAGCCGCTTACCGAAAATACGGGATGCAAAAAGACCAATGGCAGTTGTTTATAACTAACATTCCGATGCGTTATCAACAAATGGCCATGCCTGTAAAAGACATGATGCTACTTGAAATGGAACAGGAAGATGTACGAACAATTTGCAATGCGTTGGGGTATCCTTACCACTTGTTAAGCAATAGCGAGGGTACAACTTTTTCCAACATGGAAACGGCGGATTCAAGTTTATATCAAAATTTTATCATTCCCGAAAGCATGAATTTTGCCGAGCAACTTAACAAGGCAATTCACGCAACGGATAACGGGGTAATTGTTTCGTATGATTATTCGTGGTTGCCCGTAATGCAGGGGGATGAAAAACTAAAAGCGGAAACCCGCAAAAGACAAGGCGAAGCGTTGATGAACGAATTTAACATGAACTTTATAACGTGGAATGACGTGCGTGTGGGGTTGGGTTTAGACAAGGTTACAGGCTTCGACAAGTACAGGTATCAATTAACTGAAATATATGGAACAAATACAGAAAACACTTCGGGAAGCGCAGTCGCATCTTAAAGAAGGCAAAACATATCATACAAAAATCGCCGCTATCATGCTTGAAAGCACGAACGTAATCGGTGCGGGTATGGATGAGTTGGGTACGCAATCGGTGGGCTACATGAACCGCCCTGCAACGGATAACGCTATGTTGTTCGAC